ACAAATAGGACTTGAAGAAACGGTTTCTGAGTATATCAAAAAATTAGTAGCTGTATTCAGAGAGGTACGCAGAGTACTAAAATCTGACGGGACATTGTGGGTCAATATTGCGGACAGCTACGCGGGAAGTGGCAAGAGTGCGGCAAATTACCCGGACAACGCAAAAAAGTATAAGCAAGGCACGAATGCGGGAATGCTCGGTAGCCATATTCCGCCCACGAAGGTACCCGAGTGTAAGCCCAAAGACTTATTGGGAATTCCGTGGGAACTTGCATTTGCGCTCCGTTCAGACGGTTGGTATTTGCGGCAAGAAATAATTTGGTACAAGCCAAATTGTATGCCTGAGTCCGTTAAGGACCGTTGCACAAAAGCTCATGAGTCGATATTTCTTTTATCAAAGTCAAGACGTTACTATTTCGATTGGGAAGCAATACAAGAGCCTGCAGTCGGATTCGATAAGTCATCGCCACGAGGCAGTAAGGGTGCTTTCCAACCGAATGCAGGGCTGCGAAAAGGAAATCGTAAATCATTTCGTGGCGGTGGCGCTTATACGAATAATGCGTCATTTGATAACAGTACAACCAAGAGCAATGACACTCACGGCAATGTGCAGAATGAGACTGGACTAAGGCGTAAGCGCTCAGTTTGGCAGGTATCTACAACGGGCGGCAACGGCGAACATTATGCCACGTATCCGGAACGTTTAATAGAGCCGTGCATAATTGCCGGCAGTAAAATCGGCGGTGTGGTGTTGGACCCATTTGCAGGTAGCGGCACAACGGGTGTTGTAGCTAAAAAGAATAACAGAGAGTATATACTAATTGAATTATCAGAAAAGAATACGGCTTTATGCCGAAAAAGATTGGAAGTATTATGAAACCATTAACTTTTGAAGAATTGAAAGCACTGCCTTGCGGAGAGCCTGTATGGCTAATACCGCAAGGACCTATCCCGTATGCCGAAAAATACTATTACAAAAACGATAGTGAAGATATTGACGAAACCCATGAAATAGCCTTGTATGACGAGCATGATGAAGATGACGTAATTGTCACGGATTCTGACTATGGCACAAAATGGCTTTCATACAAAAACAAAGAGTGTGCGGAAGCGCAAGGCGAGATTGTGGAATTGCCGTGTGCGTTGGGCTGTACAGTTTATACGCTTGACGACGACAAAATTGAAGAATGGGAAGTTATTGGTGTCTTAGTTCAAGATTCGGATGCTTACATAAAAATCTTTAATAAACAAAGCTTTATATGTAAACTGTGGGGAGTAAAATCTATATTCTTCAACAAATCCGTAGCCGAAGCCCGACTGCAAGAACTGCGAGGTGAGAAATGAGAATAAAACCAAATAGATTTAGACGCACGATTTGCGGGGAGCATGTAGGAAGAAGCGTAGAGATGTCTAAAACCAAAATACATAAATGGAAATACACGGACATTTGCTTGAATTGCAATAAAGAGAAGTGTACCGGAAGCTGTGATTTAATAGGAGGTAAATAATGCTTGATAGAAAGCTCAGGCGCAGAGTAGAAAGAGCGTTTTACGATTACACAATAAATAAAGAGCGAGGAGCAGAAGCCATTGTGGAGCTTGTCGAGCGTGGGCTTACGGCTAAATACGGCGCCGTGGGTTGCAGTAATGACGTGGGCAATCCTACCGAGAGCAAAGCCATTAAAGCCGCCGAGGGAAGTGACGCCGCTTTATGGTGTCGAGTGGTTGAAATGACACAAGCGCATTTTAACGGAACTGGAAAGGACACGCTTATTAAGTTACGTTACTTTGATAAATTATCAGAGCGCAAGGTGTGTGATAAGCTTTACTTAGAGCGTTCGGCCTATTTTGATTGGCTTACTGATGTACTTACTTATGCAGTTATGTTAAGTATTCAATTTGAGCTTATTAAAATTGTCTAAAAGTCCACGACTTTTTTGACGTTTTAGTGTGTTATAATGGTAGTGTTGAATTTTGCGGATAAAACCGCAGAGCATACTTATATTTTTCCTTTTTACAGGCCGCCCGTGTGTTGGGCGGCACGGAAATTACAGGCGCTACCTTGACACAGTAAATAAGCTGTGCTAAAATAAAGTAGTGCCTTTTTAAATGGAGGCACTAATGGTAGATACTAAAATAAACAGAGCAGGCAAACGCCAGCCGGTAGATAAGTTACAACGCTATGCAAAAATGAGCGCAAGTGAGATGAGCAAAGAACTTGCGCAAGAAATTGGTGATATAAAAAGACCATTTATAAATATAAACCTATTTGCTGCAAATTACAGTAATCAATCTGTTAAAGAGTTAAATAAAAGTATTAGAAGCCATGAAAAACAAATTGAGAAGCATAAATACAAAATAGCTCATCCACAAGAGTTCTATAAAGACTGGACGTTGTTTTCAAAGGAAAAGCAAGAAGGCTGTTTGGGTAAGTGGAAGAAAGAAATCAGGAACTTTGAAAATCAAATTGCGCACATAAATAGAGAATTAGAAAAGCGAGGCAAATAAAATGAAAGTTAAAGAAATTATCAAACACACAGTTGAAAGAGTAAGAGAAGATTATATCAAAGATTATAAGAACAAAGAATCAAGTGATTTTAATGATGGTGTTTTACTTGGCATAAGTATAGTACTAACAGCATTACAAAATGACCTTATTTGTTTGGAAGACAGTTGTTTAGAAGACGAAAAAAATATTGCTGATTTTGGTTTAGATTTTGATGTCGATAAAGAAACAATGTAGACCCTATTTAATATTAAGAATTATTAAGCAACGCTAATAACGTTGCTTTTTTTATACCAAAAAAGGAGAGTGGCCGATGTGAGTTTAAACGAAAAACAAAAAGCCTTTTGTGAGCATTATGCGGCTTGCTTAAATGCAACAGAAGCTGCAAAGAAAGCAGGATACAGTGAGAAGACTGCCTATTCAATCGGTAACGAGAACCTGAAAAAGCCTGAAATACAAAATTATTTACAAACTTTGATTGAAGAGGCAAAAAAGCGCAGTTTGGTTACAGTAGATGATATATTGGAATATTTGTCAAACACTATGCGCAATACGGAAGAGCAAACGAGAGAGCGAACAAAAGCGGCACAACAGTTATGGGAAATATTGCGTGTGAGGGAACAACCAAATGAGCGAGTAACAGAAGTTGTAGTTACATTTGAGGATGCAAGTGGAGATATAGATAATGAGATGTCCTGTTAAAGTTGCTTATCCATACAACAAACTATATTTTACAGACAAAAACACAATTGTAATGTATAGTCCTCGTATATCCGGCAAATCGTTTGCTCTTGGACAAATGGTTTATATCTACTCCAACAAATATTCGAATCATGATATTGTGGTAACTCGTGCCAATTACAACAGCTTGGAAGACAGTTTATACAACGAGATACTTGCGTTTGCTGACGACATAGGGCAAAGCGGTTATTATACAGCGCTCAGAAGCCCGCTTAAAATCAAAACACAACACGGAAATACGATTTACTTCAAGGGCATAGGCGGAAGCGATTACAGCCGAAGCAAGGGCTTTAAGAACCGCAACAACAAAATTAGTCTCATTATTTGTGACGAAACGCAACAGCTTAAAGACGAGCAAAGCCTTTTGCAAGCCAAAGCAACCTTTGTGCGTTCACTCGATAGCACGATAGCAAGCAAAATAGTGTTTGCCGGCAACCCGGAACAGGTCAAGGCCCATTGGTGGAACGCCTTTTGCCGCAAGTATCGTTACGCGGGCATTTACGAGTTCATTGATGCAAACTACCTTTGCATTAAAAAGCACTTGTCGAAGATAACGCTTGATGAGATAGAGACCGAGCGACAATATAATCCGCTCATGTATAAGTTTTTATATCTAGGCGAGCTTGACGAACTTGCTGGCGGTGCTTATGCGCAATTCAAGCGTGAACGGCATTACATTTCGGTAAGTCAATGGCAAGATGAAATTCGCGGGCAAAAACTGTGCTACATAATATGGGGCGGTGACGGCGCCATCACGCACGACAGCACAGGCATTATTCCGATAGCGGTTTACAGCAACGGCCGAGCTTATGTGCTTGAGCGGTTTTATTACGACCCTTTGCAGATCGGCGTAATACTTGCACCGTCACAAATAACCGACATGATAATCGAGTACGTAGAAGCAATGTGTAAGCGGTACGAAGTTTACACAGAGGGCGTAGGTAGCTACTTTGCAATCGATTGTGCAGCGGCAGATTTAGTGACACAGCTTAGGTACAATATAAACGGTTACCATGTTGTTAAAGGCTTTACTCAAAAGAACATAATCAACAATAACGCTGTAGTAAATAACTGTTTTGCAAAAAACATGCTGAAGATAGTGGACTTCGGCGGTTATAACGATTTTTACTACAGACGATGGGTGCCAACTACTGCGGACACTGAGCCGCTTGTATATCAGCTTGAATCTGTAACTTGGAAAGATTACAAGCTTGACCCAATAATTCCAAATGACTACACGGACGCTCTTACTTATGGAGCGAACGTGTATTTTAAT